GAACGAGGACGATTATATGAACAAACTTTACTTCTTCTTAGGGACTTCTGTTTTTCTGAAGTTAGTACGTTCAATTCTGATAATTACCCTACTGATGGCAGTGTATACAGGCTAAACAGCTATGATCGCTTTGATGGCATGGGATATACATCCCACCATCCTCGCGGAGCCGTAGCTCTTAAAGAAGAGAAAGATGGCAAAATCACTACTTTAGTAGATGTCATATGGCAAGTAGGCAAAAGCGGGGTCGTAAGTCCTGTAGCTATACTTGATCCAGTCGACATTGATGGAGCTATTGTTTCTCGCGCTACTCTACACAACATAGAGTACATTCGTAGTCTTGAGTTGGAAATAGGCTGCAATGTTGAGGTTATTCGTAGTGGTGAGATCATACCTCGGATTTTACGACGTGTGGATTAAGTGCACCACAGAAAAAATAGTTCTTGACATAAATCTTAAAATTTCGTATAATATATTCTCAATTTCAAGGAGAACCCTTTAGTGCAAACTATTCAAGCCCCAACCAACTGCCCTAGTTGTAGTTCGTTACTTGAGTGGTCGAATGATCTACTATACTGTAGAAGCCCTCTATGTTCCGCTAAAAGCCAAAAGAAGGTTGAACACTTTGCTAAAACTCTTAAAATTAAGGGTCTTGGTCCAAGTGCTATCAATAAGCTAGGCTTAGTAGACATAGACCAAATCTATAGTTTGAGTCAGGACGAAATCACTAAAGGGCTTTCTTCTGAGAAATTGGCTGAAAAATTGTATGCAGAGATTAAGAACTCAAAAGCAGCACCACTAAACACTGTACTAGCAGGTTTTAGTATACCTTTGATCGGTAGAACTGCAAGTGACAAACTCTCCAAAGTAATTAGAAATATAACTGAAATAAATGAGAGTAGTTGTAAACAGGCAGGAATTGGACCAAAGGCAACAGAAAATCTGTTAAAGTGGCTAAAGAAGGATTTTTATTCTTTCTACGATGGCTCTCTGCCCTTTAACTATGAGTTTGAAGCCCCTGTTCCAAAAGAACAGATAGGTGTTGTCTGTATTAGTGGGAAACTTAAAAGTTTCAAAACTAAAGCGCAAGCAACAGAAGCCCTAGAACGTAAAGGATACGTTGTGAAGTCAAGCTTAACAAAGGACGTTACAATACTTATAAACGAAAGTGGCGTAGAGTCCGCTAAAACAACCAAAGCCAGAGAATCTGGTGTAACAATTATCGAAAATCTATTAGATTTAATTGGAGAATAATATGGCATTGCCAAAATGGACCGAAGAACGCACCTCAGAGTTGACTAACTTTGTAGGTGACGAATCACCAATCTCTCAAGCAACTGTTGCAGAAGCAGCAGAGCAACTTGAGACTTCTACACGCTCAGTTTCTAGTAAACTGCGTAAAATGGGTTTTGACGTAGAGCTTGCTTCTGCATCTTCTGCTCGAACCTTCTCTCCTGAACAGGAAGCTACTCTAGCTTCTTTTGTACAGGACAACAGCGGTGAGTATACTTATGCTCAAATCGCTGATCACTTTGACGGTGGAGCTTTTTCTCCTAAGTCAATTCAAGGTAAGATTCTGTCAATGGAACTTACTGACCACGTCAAGCCTGCTCCTAAAGTAGAGACTGTACGTACTTACTCAGTTGAAGAAGAGGAAACTTTTGTTCAAATGGTAACCGACGGTGCTTTCGTAGAAGCAATCGCTGACGCTCTTGATCGTAGTGTGAATTCAGTACGTGGTAAGGCTTTGAGCCTGCTTCGTTCTGGCGACATTGACGCTATTCCAAAGCAAGAGCACACCAAAGGTTCAGCTAAGGAAGATCCTTTAGCAGATCTTGGCGATATTGGAGACATGACTGTCGATACAATCGCCGAAGCCATTGGCAAAACTGCTCGTGGTGTTAAAACTATGTTGACTCGTCGTGGTTTGGTTGCGGCCGACTATGATGGTGCTGCAAAGAAAGAAAAAGCCGCAGGCTAATCTAACTGGCGGCCCTTCGGGGTCGCTTTATATCTTCGGGGGAAGTTTTGAATATTGCGAGTGCTTTAATCAAGCAGGTGTTGACGCTGCAGGACTTTGAGACCTGGACGTCTGTTCGCAAAGATTATTTACCCAGTGAATTTCATACACTCTTTGGAGTAATTGATAAACACGCGGATAAGTTTCATAAACTTCCAACACTCGAAGATCTCAAGTTTGAGGTACGAGACCCCGGAACCTTAGAAAAGGTTTATGCCCTTCAAGGTATCGAGGTAGACGTAGATGCTTTTAGCCTTCTACAGTATCTTAAAAATGAGTATACTCAAAAGGAGATTCTCAACTCCCTAGAGTCTTATGTGGACAATTCCGTAGCCTTTGAGGATGCGGAAGAATCAGTCTCACACCTACATCAGATCGTTCTAGACGTTGAGAAAAAAGTAGATCTAGAACTACCTCAAGAAAGTATGCAACGCATTACTTTATTTGAGTCTGATGATGATATTGCCAAGTACTTACCGCTAGGTTTAAATACTGACTACGACTACGATATACAGTTTTCTCCCCGAGATCTTGTTCTTATCGGGGGTCGTCGCGGGGCTGGAAAGTCAATGACTTGTGCTAATATCGCTCACAATGTCTTTGAGCAGGGTAGGTCGGCTATGTATTTCACTATTGAAATGGATAGTCGGTCTATTCTTCAAAGAGTTTGTTCTATTGCAACTGGTATACCTCACGCTCGTATTCGTACCAAAAATCTTGGTGTGACTGAGTGGGAGAAGGTTGCAGAATGGTGGGCCAACCGATTTCAGGATGGTCAAAAGAAGTTACAAGAGTACAAAAAACATCGAGAATTTGATGAATTTCATCATAGCCTTACAACTAACTGCGAGCTTCTCCCGACTCAGCAGGTAGATGTTGTCTATGATCCAGCTTTAAATCTTGCTAAGATTAAGGCAGAAATGGACAAAAAAGTGAAAGCATTAAACGTAGGTGTAGTACTAGTGGACTATATTAACCAGGTCAAAAGATCTGCTGTTCCCAATCGAGCGGGACAGTATGATTGGACAGAGCAAATAGAAGTGAGCAAAGCCCTAAAGAGTATGGCACAGGAGTATGACTGCACAGTTATATCGCCATACCAAACTGACGCTAGCGGCGAAGCGCGATTTGCCAAAGGTATACTTGATGCTGCTGATGCAGCTTATGCTCTTGAGACTTATGACCAAGAGGATTCTTGTATTACCTTTAACTGTGTAAAGATGCGATCAGCCGCTCAGCGCTCCTTCACTTCCACTATGAACTGGGAAACTCAGAAGATTGGCCCAGATAGCGCACTATCTCCGCAAGAACGAGAGGATTCTTCTCTCAAGACTGGAGAAGATATTGATGACGTTGCTTAAAAATATTTCTTGACATTAGTTGCTGAATCCTGTATAATATATGTTCATATTCAGGAGAGTTCTAATGATTATTCAAGGTAGTATTAGACATACCTACTCTGGTAGGAAAAGAAAAGTAGCAAAAGCGAAAAAAGTGCAAAAACCTTTCATTCCATTAGATACATCAAAGTCGGCTATATTCAAGCCGGCTCCTTGGGCTGTGAGAGATAAAGTGTATAAGTCTGCACCTCTTACTCCGCCTTCAGAGTTCAAACCCGACGATTCTTACAAAAAAGAAATTAGTAAGAATTATACTGTTGCAATCGCCTTTAACAAGGGAGCATATCAGGTTATTCCAAACCGAGATATAAAACATATAGGGAAGTAATGATTAGACATAATCAAATTGCACAACGACAGAGACTAATGCGACAACAGAGTCGTAGACGACAACAACTACAAGCACAAGCACGAAGGTTATCATTCAATGAATGTGGAAGAGTTACTGATACAGAAGAAGATCCCATACATCCCGAAGGGGAAGGACTTCGTAGTCCGGTGCCTGAACCCGGAACATGATGATAAAAATCCTAGCATGAGAATCGACCAGATTGATGGTCGGTTTAATTGTTTTTCGTGTGAATTTAAAGGAAATCTTTTTACTTTCTTTGGGGAGAAAGCGTCAGGTCTACAACTAAAGCGAGACATTTTAACTAAGAAAATACAAGAAAAGCGCGCAGAGAATGTAGGCTTGACGTTCCCCAAAGATTATTTACCCTATGTTGGAAACTGGAGAAACATATCCCCTAAGACTTACAAAACCTTCGAAGCCTTTGAGCACGTTGGAAAAGACTATGTAAGTCGAATCAATTTTCCCATACGAGATATTTCTGGAAAGATAGTAGCTTTTCAAGGACGACATACATCTGGAGGTACTCCAAAGTATAAGTTCACTCCCCCTGGAGCAAAGCTTCCTCTTTTTCCACAAGTGTCTCCCCGCCTCGGTGAGATTATACTTGTAGAAGGTATTTATGATGTAATAAACCTACATGATAAAGGAATGACGAACGTTTGTTGCTGTTTTGGAACAAACAATATCAATGAAGATAAACTGCTTATGCTGTCTATGAAAGGTGCCACGAAGATAGGAATATTCTTTGATGGTGACGACGCAGGACAGAAAGCAGCAGAAAATGTTAAAGTAATGTGCGAGAAAGTTGGTCTCGTTACCAGAAACATCCTTATGAAAGAGTTGGATCCTGGTGCACTTACTGAAACTCAAGTTAGAAAACTGGAGAGTAGATTATATGCCTAAAGTTGCATTAGTAGAAACTAAACCGAGTAGAACCGATTTTAGAAATGAGTTTTACGGAGCATTTGATTTTGATCAATTTCAACTCTGCTCAGACGCAAGTATTAAAAAAGTATTAAAACGAGATTGTGACATTGAGATGAATCCAGATAACTACGAGTGGGTAGTGCTGGTAGGTAGTGATGCGCTGAAGTATTTTACAAAAATTAATTCTGTCACAGAATATTCTGGTAAGAAGGTGGAAGATAAGTTTCTACCTGTAATTAATCCAGCTATGTTGAAGTTTAAGCCAGAAGCTCGTAAGACGTGGGAATCGTCTAAAGAAAACATTATTAAGTACATTAATGGTGAGATTGAAGATGTTATCATTGATGAAAGTATTGCTCGTGGTATTGATGATGCCGACGAAGCAAAAGCGTGGATACAGGAAGCCTTAGACTCTGATAGTGCATGTATTGCTCTTGACTCAGAGACTACTGGTCTGTACCCTCGCAACGGGCATATGATAGGTATTTCTATGTCCTATAACGGGGAAAGTGGAGTATATATTAATACTGAGTGCTTTGACGAAGAAATCGAAGATATGCTTCGTCGTCTGTTTCTTAGTAGAAAAGTAATATTTCACAATGCAAAGTTTGATATGGCATTCTTTGAGTATCATTTCAACTTTGAGTTTCCCGACTTTGAGGATACAATGTTGCTCCATTACCTCATAGACGAGAATCCAGGAGGACACGGTCTAAAGCAACTTTCCTTAAAGTTTACTCCCTTTGGTGATTATGAAAAGCCAATGTATGATTGGATTGATCAACATAAGAGAGCAAATGGTCTCAATGCAGGAAGCTTTACATGGGATATGATTCCATTTGAAGTTATGAAAACATACGCAGCTATGGATGCTGTGTGTACTTTTCTGCTGTATGAGAAGTTTGTAAAAATAAAACAAAACCCAAAACTATGTTGGATTTACGATAATATTCTTATTCCTGGCTGCAGATTTCTAATGGACACTCAAGATAACGGTGTACCGTTTCATCGAACTCGTTTATTAGTTTCTCAGGAGTTAATGCAGGATAATATCGACGAAGCTATAAACGAACTCTACAATTTTAAGGAGGTGAAAAAATTTGAAGAGTATCAGGGTAAGGATTTTAATCCAAACTCGACTGTTCAGCTTCGTTCTCTTTTATTTGACTTTATAGGTTTAAAACCTACAGGCAAAAAGACAGGTACAGGTGCAAATTCAACAGATGCGGAAGTCTTACAAGAGCTAGGAGAACAACATGATGTTCCGAAACACATTCTTAATATTCGTCAAAAAAGCAAGATTAAGAATACATACCTTGATAAGATTATACCACAACTTGACAGGGATAGTAGGTTACGGACAAATTTCAACCTACATGGAACTACTTCTGGTCGCTTGTCTTCTAGTGGTAAGTTAAACATGCAGCAGCTTCCACGCGACAATCCTATTGTAAAAGGTTGTATACGCGCACAGGAAGGAAATAAAATCGTTGCAATGGACTTAACTACTGCAGAGGTTTATGTTGCTGCAAAACTTGCAGACGACGAAGCACTCATGAACGTATTTCGTTCCGGCGGAAACTTTCATAGTTCAATTGCTAAAACAGTTTTCAAGTTATCTTGTGATGTGGCGGATGTTGCGGAGATCTACGGAACTCAGCGTCAAGCTGCAAAAGCTGTTACATTTGGTATTATGTACGGTGCTGGACCTAAAAAGATAAGTGAGCAAGTTACTAAAGATTCTGGAAAGTACTTTGGTGTCGGAGAAGCAAAAGACGTTATTGATGACTATTTTAGAGAGTTCCATAAGCTAAAAAGTTGGATCGAAATGAATCAGCGGTTTATAGAACAGAATGGATTTGTTTATAGCTTCTTTGGTAGAAAGAGACGACTACCAAATGTTGCATCAGACGATGCAGGAATTAAAAGTCATAGTATACGTTCAGGGCTGAACTTCTTAGTTCAATCTGCCGCTTCTGATATTAATTTACTAGGAGCTATTGATATGCATGCCCATATTAAGGCGAAGAAAATGAAGTCTCGTATTTTTGCTTTAGTACATGACTCAATTCTTGCAGAAGTACCAGAGGA